CAAGCGGGGGAGGTGACTGTGGCGGCATGTCGTTACACCCTCCCCCACTCGTGGGGGAGGGCCGGGGTGGGGGTGTCGGCGCGAGAATGGCGGACGGTCCGCTCGACGCAACCGTTGCGCGCCGCCCTAGTCGGTATCCGCCGCGCCGACGCTGGTCATGTCGGCGACGTCGACCACGCCGCCGGCGTTCTGGTTGACCAGCAGGATGCCGGCGGACGGCGTGGCGGCGTCGGTGTCGACGTTGGCGAGGATCATGTCGCCGCTGCGCAGCATTTCCGCCGCCTCGTTGAAATAGCCCTCGGTGTCGACCGTGGCGGCCGGGTCGACGGTGGTGTAGTGCCACAGCGTGAAGCCGTTGGCGTAGGCGATGACGCTGAGGTTGCGGGCCTGGAAAGCCATCGTTTCGATCTCCTTTTGTTCCGATCAGCTCTCGAGCGCGGGCAGCGTGACGACGCCCTTGCCGTCGATCAGGCAGGCGCCCTGCGACATCATGTTGTTGACGAAGTACGCCGCGCGGTCGCCGTGCCAGGTGATGTCCGAGGCGACGTCGGCGCCCGAGGCATGGCCGATGGCGCTCTTGTGGTACCAGAAGCAGCTCCGCACGCCGGTCCCGGTGTCGAACGGCAGGCCGGAGTGCGGAATCCAGAGCGTGCCCAGCCAGCGCTTGGCCTGGGTGCCCTTCCACGGCAGGTCGTCCTCGCCGACGTAGTCGGCGTTGGCGAACTCTTTGATGTCCAGCAGGTCGGACCACTGCTTCCAGCCGACCACGGCGTAGCGCTCGCCGTCGTCCGGCACGTCGTTGGCGCCCAGGATCTCGAAGGCGGCCAGCACCTTGGCCTTGGTCAGGCCGTCGGCGTCGGTGCCGGCGGTCTGCCCGGCCGCCTCCAGCGCGGCGATGATGAGGGCGTCGGTCTGGCGGCCCAGGGCATAGGCGCCGGCGTTGGCGACCACCATGCGCTCGTCGATGTTGGTCTTCAGCTCGTCCAGCTTGTCCACCCAGTCGCCGGCGTAATAGTCGACGAGCTGGCACTCGACCGGCTCGTGGTCCAGGCTCATCGTCGGAATGGCGGCGTTGCGGCCCTTGGTGGTGGCGCTGCCCTTGCCGACCTTCTGGAAGGTGGTGGTGCTGCCGCGGACGTTGTTCTTGCTGCGCACCGTGGGGCGAAGCTTGGAGCCCTGGCGCTGGTAGGCCTGGTGCACCTCCGACTGGAAGTGCTTGATGAAGGCCTGCTCGATCTGGTTCGACATGCTGCGGTCTCCTCCGCGGTTGGTGAACGGGTGTCAGGGTCGGGCCGCCGGGCGGCGCGCGCCCCGGCGCCGGCGCGCGGGAGAGGACGCGCGGCCGGCAACCGGACGGATGCCCGCGCGCTGACGCGCCCGGCGGCCCGGAACGGAGCGGCCGCGAGAGGTCGGCCGCTCCGGGTTGGGGTGGGGTGGAAATCTCATTTTTCGACACGGCCGCTGCGCGGCCGGCTCAAGATGAGGCGAGGGTCAGTTGGATCGATTCCTGGACCGACCTCATGCTGAGCCCGTCAAAGCATCAGCGTGCCAGGCTCACCCTTCGACAGGCTCACCCTTCGACGGGCTCACCCTTCGACGGGCTCAGGGTGAGGTGAAGGAGGAGGCGCCTCAGGGTGAGATGAAGGAGAGGGCGCCTCGGACCCTCATGCTGAGCCCGTCGAAGCATGAGGCCGCCAGCGCCAGTACGGCGGACGGCGAGCGCGACGCCACCGCCGCGCCCCCACCCGGCGCTGACGCGCCGACCTCCCCCACACGTGGGGGAGGTGATTCAAACACGGCCCCGCGGGGCGGGGGCCCCGTCCCCGTCCCGAACATTTCCCTACCCCTGCGGGAAGAGCTTGCGGAAGCCCTCGGTGACGCGCTTGATGGTGGCGGGGTCGCGGTCGCGCCAGTACTTCGGATCGGCCATCAGGCGGCGCAGCGCGTCCTCGTTGTCCCCGGTCGCCGGCGCGGCGTCGCCGATCAGGCCGGGCTCCTCGCTGGTCATCATGCGGTGCATGGCCTGCACCCCCTCGAAGGTGGTGGACAGCGCCTCGAACACCTCGGGCGGCAGGTTCTTCCGGCCCCACGCCCGCAGCGCGCCGGCCACCTCGCGCCACTTCTCCGGCCCGCCGAAGTGCCGCACCAGGCGCTCCATCTGGCGGTCGGCCTCGAACTCGCGGGCCAGCTCGCCGATCGCCGGCAGCATGCGCTCGGCCGCCAGGTTGTAGACGAGCTGCACCTGCTCCGGGGTGAAGCCGGCGGCGTGCAGGATGCGATTCACCTCGGGGTCCGGCTGGATCATCTCGTGCGGCGCCTGCACGGGATAGTCCTCCGGCCGGTCGGGCACGCCGAGCTGGCGGCGGAAGTGGACGCGGGTGGGCTCGTCGGCGTCGGCGCCCGGCACCTCGACCATGCGGCTGGTCTTTTGCCGCAGTTCCTGAAAGGCGCGCAGCAGCGCCTCGACCCGGATTTCGCCGGTGCGCGGGTCGCGGAACTCGTCGGGGATCTCCGGCGCGGCGCCGGGGCCGGCGGCAGTGGGCCGCGCCGGCTCGCTCAGCAGATTGGTCTCCATCGAAGGCTCCTTGGTTTGGTGGCAGGCCGCGGGGCGGCAGCTAGGTGCCTCCGGCACCGACTAGGTGTCGCTGGCGCCCCGAACGTTTTGGTGTGTGACGGCCGGGAAACGTTCCGGTCGGGAGCAAGCTCCCGACCGGCGGAAACCCCCTCCCCCGCTTGCGGGGGAGGGCCGGGGTGGGGGTATGCGCGCGATGACGGCGGACAGCGAGCGCGACGCCACCGCCGCGCCCCCACCCGGCGCTGTCGCGCCGACCTCCCCCACACGTGGGGGAGGTGGTCGAGCGGGGGGCACAGGCTCGGTCGCGCCCCGAAACGTTTCACCCCTCCCCCCGCCCCCGCGCGGCCAGGGCGGCGATGCGGTGGACGAGCTGGCGCTGGCCTTCCAGGTGGCGCAGGGCGGCGGCCTCGGCGTCGGGGCCGAGGGCGCGCTCGACGGTCACGCTGCGCAGGTAGGCCAGGACCACCTGCCCGTCGCGGCTGGCAAGGCAGCGGGCGAAGGCGCGCTCGACCTCGGCCAATTCGGGCAGCGGCGGACTACCGGACATCGCCGGGGCTCCCGTCCGCCGCCGGCGGCGAGGCCCCGGCCTCCAGCGCCTCGCGGCGGATCAGCTCGCCGGGCACCGCCAGCATCTCGGCGATCCAGCGGGCGGTGGCCCGCAGGTCGACCACGGCCAGCCCCTCCGCGCCCAGGGCCGAGGCCTGCTCCACCCAGGCGGCGGTGTTGGCGATGTCCTTGCGTGCCTGCACCTGCGCCAGCGGCGAGCGGTGCTGCAGTTCCACCAGGCGGCCGTCCAGCGGCACCGGGTCGATCTCGCCCCGGCGGTCCAGGATGGCCAGCGCGCGGGCCACCAGCGGCGTCAGCAGCTCCGCCTGCAGGCGCCCGTAGGTGGCGCCCAGCACGCGGGTCACCTCGGCCGCCCGCTCCAGCACCTCGGTCGCGGTCATGTTGGGGCTGTCCACGGCGCCCAGGCGGTTGACCAGCAGGGCGCCGCGGATGCGCTCGCGCAGGTCGGCCAGCACCAGCTCGGAGACGTCGAACTTGCCCGGCGGCTCCAGCGGCGTCAGCCCGCCCGACCCGACGGCCTTGGGGATGATGGTCCCCGGCGTCAGGCGCACGTTGGCCGGGTTCAGCACGCCGTCGTCGTCGGCCTGCCAGATGCCGGTCACCGCGATCGAGGCGTTCTTGAGCGTGAGTTCGACCACCTTGTTCGCCGTCTTGATGTCGGGCAGCGCCCGCATCACCGGCGAGCGGCCATAAACCTCCCCCGGCGCCTTCATCCAGCGGAAGGTGATGAAGGGCGAGCGGCCGAAGCGCCCGGTGGCCAGCACCGGCGGGTCGGCGCCCTCGGCATGCTCCAGGACGGCGATGTAGTCGTAGGCGACGCCGTCCGGCAGCACCGCCTCCACCACCGCGAAGCGGCGGTCGTCCGCCTCCTCGCCACCGGCGGCGCGATGCACGTCCTCCGGCAGGGCGGCGCGGCCGAAGCGGGCGACGAGCTGCGCGGCGGTCAGCTCGCTGCGCCGGAAGCTGACGTCGAGCGCGCCGTCCGGCCCCTCCTCCACCACCGCCTCGCGCAGCGGCACGGCGGTAAAGCGGAAGGCGCTGCGCGCGCCCAGCGGCGCCTCCTCGAACAGCAGGCAGGCGGTGCCGAGAGTGACCAGGTCCAGATAGCACTGGTGCATCTCCACCGCGAAGTTGGAGCGGTCCAGGTGCCCCTGCACCACCTCCTCGACCGCGCCCAGGCGCGGGGCGAGCTGATCGCGCTCCGCCTCGTCCAGGGCCGGGCCGGGCGCCAGGCCGAACCAGCGCGACCACGGCGGGGTCAGCTCCGCCAGCATGCTGGCCGCGAGCTGCTCCGCCGCCTCGCCGGCGGTGGCGTCGAACAGGCGGTCGCTCTTGCGCGCGCCGGGCGTCGTGTCGCCGACGCCGCCCTCGCGCTGCGGCAGGGTGTAGTCCACGCAGTCCAGCCACAGCGACTCCCAGGGGCCGCGCCGCTCCCGCGCCCGGCGGTAGCGGGCCAGCACCGTCTGCGGGTCCAGGCTCGGCATCGGTCATTCTCCCAAAAGCGTCTTGCGTTGCGGCCCGGTGAAGCGCTCCTCCAGCAGGCCGAGGCCGCTGGTGCGGATGGTCGACCGGAAGCCCTGCGGCGGCCGGCGGCGGCGCTCGCGCCGATCCGCGTCGACGCCGGCTGGCGGCTCGTCCGCGCCGTCCTGCTCGGGCGGCGGGTTGTCGCCGCCCGAGCCGCCCTGCCCGCCTCCGGACGGTGGCGCGGGCTGCGGCTCGGGCTCGGGCTCGGGCAGCGGCTCGGCCGTGATGCCGCCGGTGGGCCGCGGCGGCGGCGGCGCCGGGGGCGGCGAAGGCGGTGCCGGCGCTGGAACGGCCGGCGGGGGCGGCGGCGGCTCGACCACGGGGGTTGGCGGCAGCACCGGCGGCGGCGTCGGCGCCGGCGGCGGCGGCAGGAACACGCTGGGCGGCGCGCCCCGCGGGCCAGAGGCGCCGCCGCCTCCGGTCTCGCCGGCGCTGGACCCGCCGCCTCCCGGCGGCGGGCTTGGGGGCGGCGGGGCGGCCGGCGGCGCCTGGACCGGCGGCGGCGCGATCGAGGGCGGGCTGAAGATTCCCATGTCCCGGTTCTCTCCCTGCTAAGCTGGTCCGCCGGAAGGCCAGGAAACACGCGCGTCGGCCTCCCGGACTCCGGCCAAGAAAAAACGCCGCCGCGAGCGGGTCGCGGCGGCGTTGGGTCCGGATGCACTTCCGGCCTGTTCACGTAGGAACCTACGCCCACATCGACCCTTTGTCAAGTATTTTTTCCTTCCGCGTCAGCAGGCGGAACAACTGCCAGGGCGTCCGCACACCGCGCGCCCGCACGCCCAGCGCGCGCTTGACCGCCTCGACGCAGGTGAAGGGCGCCCAGGGCGCCGCCCGCCGGTGCGCTGGGCGCGGGCGCACCGGCACCGCCACCAGGCCCTCGGCCAGCAGGCGCTCGAACAGTGTCGCGGCCGGCGTCGGCGGCAGGACCCGCACCAGGGTGGCGTGCGCCATCGGGTCCAGCAGCACCCAGCCCGCCGGGTCGGGCAGCAGCACGAAGCAGTGCCGGAACCCCGGCTTGAGCAGCCGCAGCCAGGCCAGCTCCGTGCGGCCGGAGAAGGCCACCAGCGCCCATTCCCCGGAAAGCCCGCCGCTCACGCGACGATTCCCTTGGCGCGGAAGGCGGGGTCGATGGCGGCGAAGGCTTCGTCCCACAGCCTGGCGGCCTGCATCTCGCGGCTGCTCGGGGCGTGCGGGTCGGGCGGCAACAGGCGATGGCCGTAGTCCGCCAGGACCTCCAGGTGCTCGCGCAGCAGGCGGCGGTGGCGGTACAGCCGGTCGACCACGGCCAGGACGTCCAGCGGCTCGCAGGGCCGCGGCGTGTCGCCAACCCCGGCGGCGACGCGGGCACCATCGAGTTGCGCGCGGCGGCACTGCACGAACCAGAACCAGGCCGCCTCGGCATCGTCGAACGGGCGGACCTCGGCGAGGCTGACCGGGCGGGACGCGCGATTCATGCGTTTCATGGAACACCTCTCAGACGCGAAACGTGAGAACGAATACCGAACACTGAGGGAACTTACGCGGCCCCTTGCGTCTGTCCAGCCTATTGTAGGTCCATTTTCCTGATGCGCGGCGTCCCGCAATCTATGACAATGTTCCCATGATGCGGCACGCGGACATCTGGAAGGCGATCGACCGCCTGGCGGAGAAGTACGGCACCTCGCCCTCGGGGCTGGCGCGGCGCGCCGGACTCGACCCCACGACGTTCAACAAGTCGAAGCGGGTGACGAGCGAGGGCAAGCAGCGCTGGCCCAGCACCGAGTCCATCGCCAAGGTGCTGCGTGCCACCGGCGCCACGCTGGGGGAGTTCGTGGCCCTGGTGGGCGAGCGGGAGGCCGGCGCGCTGGCGCAGCGGATTCCCGTCATCGGCCACGCCCAGGCCGGCCAAGCGGGCTACTTCGACGACGGCGGCTATCCCACCGGGCAGGGCTGGGATGAGGTGATGTTCCCGCACGTCGGCGATCCGCACGCCTACGCCCTGGAGATCAGCGGCGAGTCGATGGAGCCGGTGTACCGCGACGGCGACATCATCGTGGTCTCGCCCGCCGCCAGCATCCGCCGCGGCGACCGCGTGGTGGTCAAGACCGTCGAGGGCGAGGTCATGGTCAAGCAGCTCGTCCGCCAGAGCGCCCGCAAGGTGGAGCTGACCTCCATCAACGAGGCGCACGACGACCGCGTGCTGAACGTCGAGGACATCCTCTGGATGGCCCGCGTCGTCTGGGCCAGCCAGTAGCCGAAGTCGGCGTCGTGCGGACACGGCCGTCGTGGCCCCCACCCGGCGCTGCGCGCCGCCCTCCCCTACGACACGTCAGGCGACGGCGAAGCGGTCTCGCGGAAGAGGCGATGTTGGGCGCTTGCGCCCATGGCGCGGCGGACCCTGCAACGGTCCCTGCATCACTGGCAAAATGTTCTTGTCGTGTTCTATTCTATGTGCTATGTTCCCACCTTGCTCCTGGACATTGTGGGACGCGGTGCCACGGTTGACGGCGGGAAGAACGCGGCTGCGTGCAGATGTCAGCATCTGTCAACATCGGGGCGCTGAAACGCGCGGAAAACCGAGATTTTTGAATGTAGATGCGTCTGCACGGCAGCGTTGACGGGTCCGTGCCGGTGTCAGCCTGGTGTGCACGGGGCGCTGACAGGCGCACGCGCTCCGCAATACCCGGTCACCCAATCTGACCAAGCCGTTCAGGATTTTATTCTTGACATCGGCGTGTTGTCATGCTTGACTGAAAGCATGTCCACGCGCCCCCATCTTCGCGAGTCCGCCGCCGAGATGGCCGCCCTGGAGCGGCGCGTCGACGGGCCGATCGCGCCCGCGACCCGCCGCGCCGTCCGGGTCGGCGGGCCGGAAGTCTTGAACCGCGCCCGGGCCGCCGCCTCGGCCCGCTGCTACGACCGCCTGGTTCGCGACAGTGTCGCAGCCCTCGCCGCCGCGCGGCAGGCGGTGGCAACCGGCCTCCCGGTCCAAGCGGCGGCCGAGATTCTGGCGCGGCAGCCGCGTGGGCTGGCCGGGCTGCGCCGCCGGGGGCTGGCCGCGCGCCAGCGCGTGCAAGGCTGACCCGACCCGCTTTCCAGCCGACAAAGGCCTGTGCTAGCGTTTTCTCCAGGCGCCGCGTCCACCCGCGGCGCCGCCCCGCAACGCAAGCGCTGGACAAGCAGGCATGACGGCATGGCATTTCTGGCAGGGCGCCTGGGTGACCGGGAACCCCGGCATCATGGGGCCGATGAGCCACGGCGCCTGGATGGCGTCCACGGTGT